ATTGCGAGTACAAAATGACATATCAACAAGGAAAAGAACGGGCGCGAGATTGCGCTATCGAGTGGCAACTTGACTACGGCAACCACAATTATAGTTACGGCGAACTTGCCGACTTCTGCGAATATTTCCGTCGCCTTGGCAAGCGGTACGGACTTTTAAGAGAGTTTCACGAAAACGGGATATGTTAAGGAGTGATATATTATGAAATACTATCCCGAAACGCTTATACAATCGACTTTGACGGCACACGGCGCGCCCTGTACGGTTGCGCCTGCCGTTCTGGGCTACACCTGCACGACATACACGGCAACCCTTGACGGCGGAAACACGCCTACAACGGTCAAAAAGGCTATCGGCGCGCTGGAAATCTCCACGGGACAAAAAATCACTTACAACGCAAATACGGGCGTCGGAAATACTTTGAAAATCACAATCCCGAACCCTGAACGCGCTTTCCCTAACTTTTTCGCTTTTGGGCGGAACGCATACAACAAATGCGCGGGCGAAATGCTCATTGGAATTGATACGGATAATAAACCTATCACGGCGAACATTATGGACACGCTTTCGGTGCTTGTCGCGGGCGCAACTGGGAGCGGCAAGAGCGTTGCCGTAAATAACCTTGTCCTATCGCTTGCAATCGGTGCAAAACCGTCGGAAATCGTTTTTTTAATGATTGACTTAAAACGCACGGAGTTTTCGATATATGACGGACGTTTGCCGCAACTTATCGAACCCGTTGCTTACACGTTCGACGAAGCCCTGCGCCTTATCCGCAAAACCGCCGACGAAATCGACAAGCGATATAAGATACTACAAGAAAAAGGCAAGAGAAAAGCCGACCTTTCGGACTTTCCGCTTTTCGTACTTGTCATCGACGAATACGCGCAACTACGACAAGGCACAAAGGAAGCGCGCGATATGTTAGATACACTTATGAATAAAGTCGTCAATCTGGGGCGCGCCTGCAATGTGTTTGCAATCATAGCGACACAAAATCCTGTGCTACAAGTTATCAATTCGACCGTAAAATACGGCTGTCAAACAAAAATCTGCCTTTCGGTCAATAACCAAAGACATAGCATAAATATAATTGACTGTGCAAAGGCTGTTGACCTACTCGGCAAGGGCGACGCGCTCGTGTCGCTCCCGAACTCGCCCGACCTGCAACGTGTACAAATCTGCGACTTACCGACAAGCGACATACAATACATTTTAGGAGAATAAAAAAATGACAATCTATACGCTTTTTATCAACGGAAAACAAAGGGATTATACCGACAAGCGACGCGCTTATGCGGTTGCCCGCCTTTTCGGAGCGGTTGTCTTTACCCGTGAAAAATACATCTACACACTTGAAGAAGTGCTTGCTAATAAGTAAAGAAAAGCCCACGGTTTTGTGCCGTGGGTATCTTTTTGCCCTTTTCCGCCCCGTGGTTGCCCCGTGGACGGTTTTTTATATTCGGGTGATAACTTGTTCGTCCGCCGTGTTTTCGCCGTTTTTAAGGCGGTTTATCGCCCTTTGGCTCGGCGGTATCTTTCCGCCTTTCCGCAACAAGCAAATATATTGTGATATTGTGTTTGCGCTCCGTCCCATTTGCGAGGCTATCTCGGCGGGCGTTTTCCCGCCCTTGACGGCTGCAATCAAAGCCCTTTCGTCGTCGCTCGTCCACGGTCTGCCCCTCCTGTTCTTTTCGCCGTCTAATAATTTACCTACATAGTTTATACTATGACCTATTGCGCGGGCTATATCGCTATAAGAGAACCCGCAACGGTATAAATATATCACGCGCTCGCGGTGAATATCCCTAACCGCCGCCCTGTGCCATTTATTATCTTTTATGTACTTGTATATTGTCGGCCCGCATACGCCCATTTCTGCGGCTATCTGGGCAACCGACGCTCCGCCCGCATATAGTTGCCTCATTCTGGCAATCTCAACGCCGTTCGGCTTAAACTTGTTCGGTCTGCCCGTCTTTTGCTCGCCCCTATATATTGCTATACTCCAATAGTATTTTGCCATTCCAAGCGACACGCCAAGCCTTTCTGCGACTTCTCGGAGCGTTACTCCGTCCGCCCGCATTGCAATGGTCTTTTCTATGTTTTCTGCGGTTTTAGGATTATTATATCGGCGCACATCGTACTTGTGCTGTTTCTGCACTTTCTGCGGTTTCGGCGGCTTTGGTTTTGGGGAGTGGGGCGGTATCACATACTCGCCCTTTTCCCTTGCCTCGTGCAATATCCCATAATACTGGTATATGCTTATAGGAATTATGTTAAGTGTCTTTTCTGTCGAATAATGACGGTTATAGCACTCGACTACTTGCTTTTTAATTTCGTCCGTGATTTCTCGTGTTTTCATTCTTCTTCCTTATTGCCGTTTATGTTTCCGATTACTTCATAACTATCAATAACTGTAAAATCGCACTCGTCATAGATATTACCTTTTTCACTATCAAAGGAAGATGGCTCGACTGATTTTACTCTGAACTGCAAACGCTTTTCATCAAAAAAGACAATCCCTTTACCAACAAAAGCGGATAAGCCGTATCCACATTTTATATAAATTATATCACCCTCAAAAATCTTTTTGCCGTTCTTGTCATATAAACCTGTGAACTGCCCAACGGTTTCTGGCTTAACTTCAACTGCGCAAGCAAACTCTCCGTAGGTAAAATAAGTTGCGTCTTGTTCGATTATAAATGTTTCATTTTTGTCTGTAACACAATTTAATGCTTCTACAAGAAAGCCATAAACCCATTCGTCGTTATCTACTCGTTTGCCTCGGAATAAAATTTGTTTCATTCTTCTTTCTCCAATTCTTCAACATATTGCCAACTTTGCGGCGGTCTTGTAATAAATCTTTTGGCGCAAGTAAATTCACTTCCACAACCTGTACAATCAATACTTTCATATCCTTTACCACATTTTGGACATTTCATTTTTCTTTCTCCTCGTATGAATTATTAAATATTTTATTTTCACTTTCTACTTCTAAATCACAAAATACAACATAATCTTTTAGTTGCATATAATCTGTGATATAAACTATATGATATAACTTGTTTTTGAGTTTATCGTTTACATACGGGCTATCAATGCAAGTGTACCTGATAATGTCCCCTACTTGATAGTTCCTGTCATTGAGCCGTATTTCAAATGGCTTGATACCTTTTAGTTTCGCATTTGCATACTCTGCTTTAATTTTTAACTCGTGTAACCTCATTTTTTACCACGCTATACCAAATTGTCCTTTGAATGAATATTTACTAAATCTATCGTAAATTTCTTTTGCAAATTCGTTACTTCCTGTCATCATAACACGAGGTATATCGAAAAAATGCCACTTGTCCCTTTGTATATTGCTCGCCTCGTCTTGATGATGTTCTTGAAGCCATTGTTTATCTTCGTCGGTAAATACAACACTGTATTCTCTTTCAATCTGCTCGATTGATAAATTTCCTAAATATATACTCATTTTCCTTTCTCCAACTGGTCGACAATCTTCTTGCACTCATTTTCCACATATTCAAGACTTCTAACAGGTTCCAGAAAAGTTGGCAAATGAATTTGCATTTCCAAAAGTTCGTTAAAGCGTTTTTCGGTGAGAAGTCCGTATTTCAAAGCCGTGTTATAGTCATTTCCGTCGCAAATATGACCGCAGTCAAAACCGATATAATAGTCTTTCTTTGGGTTGAAATCTTTGGTAAGTCTTTCTGCTCCGAAACTCAAACCACAATGACAGTCGATGTCGTACTCCCAAAAGTCTTTATTATCGTTAACCGATACATACCCATTACGAAAACCACACGCCGTAAATATACATATACAGTCGTGACCTTTGTATTCAAATTGTTTTTCTACTATTGCGAATTTACTCATTCTTCAATTCCTCTAATTTCTTTTCGGCTTCGGCTTCTGTTCCAAAAATACGGGTTATATGCTGAAAAGTTACATCGCCGTTTTCGTCTTCTACTATATACGCCAAATCTTTAAGTTTTACGTTATATATCGCATTAGGATAGCATAACGTGTCAATTATTGCCACGGCGTTGTCTCCAACCTTACAAGGCAACTCCACAAGCGTTCCATTCTCAATTTTATCTTCAAGTTCGTATAACCTTTTGTAAATGTACGAATATCCGAGTTCTTGTGTTAAGTCGAGTTCTTTTGTATATCCGCCTTTTTTTGTCAATCTCCCATACTGTTTGTTAGCCGTATTCATTGTTTTTCTCCTTTAACTTTAATTAAGATTTCGCTTATATCTTCATATCCATATCTAATTCTTTCTATAATTTCGTTGACTCTATTCCCTACACACGAACTATACTGCGTCGCTTCGCTTTCTTCTTGCGTAAATCCTAACTTATCTACTCTTTCACACACCGAATTTATTGAGTTAAACCATTTGCCTGTCTCAATTCGATAAAACTCATTATTTGATTTTTCATAGTACCCAAATGCCTTGGCTTCGCATATAAAACCCTTATCGGTCTTAATTACAAATTTCATTCTGCTCTCCAATAGGTTCGTGGTTATCGTAAACATTGCCGCTTACTTATCTTCGCCATTTTACACCTTCACATTTAATATCTTTAACAAATAAGCATTTTCTTTTTCAAGTCGTTTGATTTCGGCTTGCATTCTATCGACTTCATCGCGCCGTTTTTGCATTAAATAAGTAGCAAAACCTATTGTATAATCGTCAATAACATCGCACTCTTCTTCGTCAGGTTCTGAGTTAAGTTCTTTGCCATTCATTATTTTGCGATAGCCTGCGTTGTAAAGCATTTCAGCAAAGTCTCCAATTAATGTATCGTTTGCATAGCAATGTGAGCAAGTATGTGGTTCATATTCATTGCACTGCGGATTATATATTTGGCATATCATAGAAGCAATTGCCTCGCACATTTCTTCAATTTGTTCTTTCTTTGTCATCATTCATACTCCTTTAACAGTTCGTCTATCGTTGTTTCTATAAACTTACACTCATAGCAATTTATCGTTCTGCAATGTAAAAGTGCTTTTTCTTTTACCTTTTCCGCAAACTCCCTGACCGCCGAACGTTCCCACATATCCTTTAAGCCCTCAACGCCGTCTATGCCTTTTATGTACTCGTCTATTCCTTTCCAAAGCAATTCGTCAAGCCGTTCAACAATCGTGTTAAGGTGCTTGATTTGTTCTTCAAGTGTCTCATCTTTTTCCCTTATTTTGCGGTAACCCGCCTCATAAAGTGCTTCGGCTTCGCTTTTATATAAGCAACAGCATTTCTCACAATGCATATCATCTTCGCAATGATGTATTTCTTCTCTATATATTCCTTCTTTAACCCGTAGCAATTTAGCCACTTCTTCTATTTGTTCTTGTTTAGTCATTTTCCGCTCCGTAATTTTCCTGTAAAAAATCAATCGCCCCGACAATCGCGATATAAGCCTTGTTTCGTGCGTAATCGGTCAACTCGCCGTCGCTATCCCACGCGACTTCTTCTTTGATTTCTTCGAGTTTTTTAATCATTTCTTGTCTTGTCATCTTTATTCCTCCATTCCCAAGTTCAAGATTTTGTTGATTTCTTGTGCTTGTTTGTAGGTCATTTTTGTGTTGTTCATCGCCAATTTTACGGCGCGGATAAATTGTATTGCTTTGTATTTTTCAACGGCTTCTATTGTTGCTTCTTCCAACGTCATTATATCCCATTTATCCGAGCGATTTACTCCGTCAATAAATTGAATGTTATCCACAACAACACGTCCTGTCGGAGTTATCTTTTGTACTCTTGTTAATCTCTTCCCTCTACGACTACTAATAAAAACATAGTCGTCTGCTTTTAAGTTTTTAAGCCAATCTTGTGTCATTTTTATTCCTCCAAATATTTCCAAAAAAGTTCAAACCCCTTTTCAGCAGGCTCGCCCTTAAAGGACGGCTTATGGTTTATTTCAATCAGCCTATCTATGTTGTTTTGTTCATTCTTGTGGAGTTCCGATAACGACCACTCCGTTTTGAAAGGTGTAATTGAATATTCATACCCACGATACTCATACCACCATTCAACATCGCCGTCTTTATTTATTGTTTTGTATAAAAATTTTGATTTCGTCATTATCTTAACTCTCTTCGAGCCTATCTTCATTTGGCACATATCCGCCGCCATATCCGCACTCGTGGCACTCGTATTCGCCACTTCTGTCGGAATATTCCAAGTCCGCTCCGCAATAAGGACAAACGCCCTCGAACTCCGCTTCTTCCTTGATTTCTTCCTTGCAATACTCTCGCATTTCTTTGAGTTTCGCAAGGGTGCGCCCTGCGTAGGTTTCAAATCCTAATTCTTCTATCTCGGCAATCGCCCCGTCAATCGCTTCAAGGCGTTCCACTTTTTCGCAGTCGCCATTATACTCACTGAACGCGTCTGTCAACATTGTACTTCTTATCATTTTCTTTTTCTCCTTTTCTTCTTCAATTTGTTTGCCTTAACGACCGCTGCCCAATTTATGGGCGACCTGTCAATTTGATAAATGTTGCCGTCGCTGTCCACCCATTGCTCGTCCGCTATCATAGGCGAAACTTTTGCGTGGCACTCGGCAATCGTTGCCATAAGTTCACTTGTTGTTTTCATCTATTACCTCCAATGTTTTTTACTAATTCATAGACACGGGAGCGACCATAGGTTATTCCAAGTTCTTCTCGGTTTTCCCATATCTCTCGCGCCGTATATCCGTTTTTAAGGCACTTTTCAATCTCGGCGACTTGCTCATCATAGTTGTCGCTTTTCTTGCGCCCAAGTGCCACTCCCGCCGCTTTTCGGGCTTGCAATGCTTGTTTTGTCCTATCTGCTATAATGTCGCGTTCAAATTGTGCAAATGCCGACATTACATTAAAGAGCAGTGCGCCCATTGCGTCAAGTCCATTTCCGCCGACAGAAAGATTTTCTTTAATAAATACTACCTTTACTTTCATTTTGTGAGCAAGCAAGTCAGTGGTTTCGATAAGGTCTTGCACCGACCTTGCCATTCTACTCATACTCTCAAAGTAAACCGTGTCGCCCGCTTTAAGTTCTTTAAGCATTTTCTCGAACTCTTGACGACCGCAAGCCTTTTTAGTCCCGCTTATCTTTTCTTCAAACACTTTATCTATCTTATAGTCTTTAAGCACAAACTCTTGACGGATAAATTCTTGTTTATCTTTTGTACTAACTCTCATATAAGCAAAGTTCATTTTTCTTACTCCTTTATGTAAAAACCGCCTTTGGTATGGTTTAATATTATCATATCCAAATGCGGTTGTCAAGCATTTTTATTTTATTATTTTAATTTTTTTTGTTCCGCCGTCATACTTGCGCCGAGTAGTCTTTCAAGTTGCTTTTGGAGTTCAAGCGGGCTTTGGTTAAGTTTGTTTTCAACCGAGATTGTTGCTGAAAAATTGTTTTCTACAAGCCCTTGCCCCGCGTCCTTGATTTTCATTCGCGCCATTGTTGCCTTGTCGTTGACATTTCCGACTTCGCCTGCGTGAAAGCCGAGTGAGTTGAAATAGTCGTCGATTGATTGCACCAATAGCCGTCGCTCGTCATCGTCATCTTCTGCCCACGAATTGTAAACTTTTACCGTTATGCCGATTAGGGCGCAAAAATCTTGCTTGTTGGCAGGAAAGTCAAAGTATTCGTTGTAAAATGCGATAAGGTCGGAATAGGCGTTGAAATAGCCCCTTATATCGTCATTATTTAGACTAATAATATGGTCGGTGTCTTTAAGTCCGAGTTGGTGGATAACCGCCGTAATTTTTGTTGCAAGGCGATAGCCATATTTTGCCGTAAGCGGTTTAGAGCGGGCTTCGTTTGCAGTTTTTTCAGCAATAAGCCTTGAAAACATTTCGCTTGTGCCTTTTTTGATTTTGTCTATCTTATAGTCGATTTCGTCCATTTGGACAGGTTCGCCATTTTCGTCAATATCTTGTATAATATCTAACATATATTATTCCTTTGGCTCGTTGCCGCACCGCCATTCTTCTGGCTCTGTGCCGTACCACCATTCTATGAGGTCGCCTTGCAGGGAATGAACTCCAACTTCCCTAAACCCGTCATCAAGTGCGTTGTTGCATTTGTCCATATAATCGGTCAGTTTTTCAAGTTTTGTCCTATTCTCATAAATGGTATGGCTATCGTTTTCAAACGCATACTCTATGATAGAAAAAACGGTGTCCTTAAAGTTAGGTGTCTTTTCTTCATATAGTACAATTATCTTCTTCCAGATTGTGTCGGGATAGGTGATAAACTCGTTCTCGGCGGGTTTTACCGCTCTTGTATATATCCGCATAGCCATTATGTTTTCATTAAATAAACTAATCATTTTTTTCTCCTATTTCTCGGCAAAGCCTTTGTATTTCGTCGGAATTGATGTAAGTACGCTTTGAGGGTTTTGCTATTTTAGCAAGTTCGCCTATGTTTAGCCCAAACCAATTATATATCATTGCACATACAAGGTCTTGTAATTTCTCATTCTGCTTGCTTGTCATATTCTTCCACCGCCTTTTTAAGTGCTTTAAGTGTTCTCATATCGGCTTTTGCTGACCTTACAGCCGCTAATGACGAAAAAGCGACAAGCACTAATATTATTCCTATAATTACATAACTTGCGATTTCCACACCCGTTGTGGCGTGTTTTGTGGCAAGCACAATGTCAAGTACAAGCCCAACAATCGCAAAAAGTGTAAATAGCGTGCCAAAATCTAACGCCGCTTTTGTTTGCTTTTCCTGCTCTTTAATAAAATCTTCGGGTTTCATATACTTCCGTCCTTTGCAAAATCGACAAATTCAAGTTGCCTTTCTTCTCTCGGCTCATAAGACTTACCACGCAGCGACGGGTAAAGTTCCATACACTTGCGCCTTGTGCGCCCGACCGTTTCCATTGACGGAATTTCTTTCGATTTCACTCTTTCCGCAAGTTCACCAAACGGGATATTGATTGAATACCCATATTTATTAAGAACAAACCCATATAGGACAAAATCGCAGTCCCTTGCGCGTGGTTTTTGTTCCAAAATCTCTTTAACGAGTTCCGCCACTTGTCGTACTTTCATTTATCTACTCCTTTAAGTATGTTTATAATGATTTTCCCCGTGCTTGCCTTGTCGCAAAAGCCAAACTTAACACCGTATCGCCCTTGCATTGTTCGCAAACACTTTGCAAGGGTTTCCCCTTTGACTTTCGTTCGGGGAGAGTGCCATTCAGCCAAATTTCCGTGCGGCGGTATTTCCTCTACAAGAATTATAAGTTGTATTCCGCACTCTTTCGCCCGCTTGCACTCGTCCCTAAACCTTTCGTGTTGACCTGTACACACGTCCATAACAAGTTCCGCTATCGAATTTTTGGTGTCAATGGCGATTGATTGATTATCTAATCTTGCATAATCACCAACATAAAGTTTACTTCTAATAACCTTTATCCCTTGACTTCTAAAATATGCGTTCTTTGCTTCGTGCTTTCCACCTTGTTGGCGTGTATCTTCAACAATTATCATTTCTTAAAAAGGTAAAAAGTCGTCCATTCCGCTAAAAGATTGCGGTGCGGTCGTGGTTGTTTCGGTGTCGCCGTCGTTGCCCCAATTTGCTCTTATGAGCGAAAAGCCGTCGGACGGAACTGTAATGTTAAGAGTTCTCTTGCCTTTGTATTCGGGGTTAAGCCCGATTGTCGACACCTTATTGATTTGGATTTCGTCGCCTTTGGTTTTCTTTTCCCAATTATGCGGGGTAATCGCCAACTGCTCGCCCCAAATCGTGATTGTCGCTTCTTCATAAGCGTTTGTTACTTTGTCTTTGTACTGTATATTGAGTTTATTGCACTTGCAACTCTCAATGTACTTTGCTTTACGGATTTCATACTTACTTTTGTTTTCGCCTTTTTCTACAAGATAAATCATATATGTTTCTCCTTATTTGTTTTCGTTGTATTTTTCAAAATATTCAACCACTTCGTCATAGTCTTTTTGCTTAATGTCTTTTGTGGACGCATAGCCCTTGCTCACAAGAAGTTGCTTTGCTTTCTCCGCCGTAATCTCATTGTTCGCCGCAATCGCAAAAATTCTCTTGATTTGTTTCGGGGTTATCGGGTCATTGTCGGACAAAATTTCCTTTGCCCTTTCTTCGTTGCTTTCATCTTCAATGTCTTGCGTAAATGCGTCGGAAAGTCCCGCTATTGTGAGTGCTAAATCAACCACCGCACGTTTTTTGGCTTTCTTCAAAGCACTGTTGGCACTATCAAATGCTCCCGCAACGCCGAAAGAACGCTCGTTTGTGTTGGCGCACCCGACGCCCGTTCTTACAACTTTGCCGTCATAATATGCGGTTGCCTTAATCTCATAATAGAAAAACCCTTTATTATAGTCTTTATAACTATCGGTGATTTCGGTATCATAGGCGAGATTATATCCCATAAGGACTTTTTCCGCTCCGCTTTTCCATAATGACGGTGTTTTCGCTTTCGGCACCTTACCAAAATCAACACCCCTTTTAAGCGTTGTCGAAAAATCTCCTATCCTCAACTCATAGTTGTTTCTTCTGGTAGAAAGTTCCGCCTTTGGTGCTTCATAAACAATAATGTCATTTTCCATTATATTTCTCCTTTAATTTTTTATTGTGTTTAAGTAAAATATCAAACCACTCATAATCGAGTTTTATCGGTTTGAAAACATATCCGTCTTTTTTTAAGTGCAATACATATTCGCACTCGGTGTTTATGCCGTACTCGGCAAGTAAGTTCTTGTACCCGACCAACTGCACCGACAACGACTTCTTGTCAATTACGCTTGTTGCTTTGTAATCAATCAAAAAAATCTTTCCGTCGATTTCGCAAACAAGGTCGCACTTTCCGCAATACCCTAATTTCGCCGAAAACAGTGCCTTTTCCGTGTAAATCACTTTTGGTCGATAAGTTTTATACCACTCGACAAAACTTGCGATATAGGGCAAATATGGGCTTTCTTTCATTTCGTCATCAACTTCGCCTGTAAGCGCATAAGTTTCGCAAAGTTCGTGGACTTCCGTGCCGCGTTGCTTTGCCCTGTCAAGCAAACTTTTGGACAATGCGTCTAATCTCTTAAAAGAAATCGGCTCGCAAATTTCGGTTACGCTCGGATATTCTATGCCGTCTATTGTATATTTGTGGGTTTCTTCGTCAAAGTTAGTCGTCATCGTCATCTTCAAAAATTGAAACTTCGTCGTCCGCTCTATCGACTTCATTATCTTTGCTGCCAAACAACCAATCAAGTAACATTTTTCTTCTCCTTTATAAGTTTTTTAATTACCTTGTCAAGTGATTTTATAGGACACTTTTCATAAGTGTTTTCAAAACTCACAAAATCATAATGACCGTCCAAAAGGCACGCATATTTCGTTACTACCGAACAGCATACGTCGCAAGGCTTTAATTCGTGTACATACTTATGACAATTACATTCTTTACAACTATGCGGCTTGTCTTTCTCAAAAGCATAAAACCGTTTCATTGCAGTTGCCCTTTTTTCATTTTTTCGTAATAGTCCTTAATGGCAATGTCCACTTGTTTTGTAAAGGATATTCCATAGTACCCCTTAATATCACTCATTTTCGTATGAGTGCTTTCGCTGATTTTGATACTTCTTTTCGTTTCTTGTTTTTCTTTCGAGTTTTCCATTTCTAACCTCCAACTATTTATCATTATACCACTTGCTTGTCCGCTTGTCAACCACTTGCGACTACTTTGACAATGTTTTTTTATACTTTTTTTCTTGACTTTATAGGTGGTCTATGGTAGTATTTTCCTATAAATAAAACCAAATTAGGAGATTTGTTATGATTTGCCCGAATTGCAAAAGTGATGATGTAAAAGTTCAAGTTGTTGCCGAACAGAAAAAGCGTGGCGTTCTCGGTGTTTGCCTTTGGCTTATTCTCGGTTTCTTTACTTGCGGTGTCGCACTTCTCTTTCCTTTACTTATAAAGAAAGGTAGTAAAACCAAACAATATGCTATTTGCCAAAATTGCGGTCATCGCTGGGAAGTTTAATTTTTCTTAACTTTTTCGCAAAAACCGCTTGACAAACGCATAAAGCAAGCATATAATAGACTTGTAATCGGTATTCGGTGAGTGATAGCATTGAGTATCGGCAACTGAATATCGGTTATCCTAAACCGCTTAAACAACCCCGCCTATCACAATAAGGGAAGTTTAAGTGGTTTTTTTATTGGATAAAAGGAGATTGCTTATGGCAGAAAGAAGAATGTTCGCAAAAACAATAATAGACAGCGACGCATTTCTTGATATGCCCTTGTCGGCACAAGCGTTATATTTTCACTTATCAATGCGTGCGGACGATGACGGTTTTATCAACAACCCTAAAAAACTGCAACGAATGGTCGGGTGCGCCGATGACGATATGAGATTGCTTGTCGCAAAGGCTTTTATTATTCCGTTCGAGAGCGGAGTTGTGGTAATTAAGCATTGGCGAATAAATAATTACATACGGAACGACCGTTATAAACCGACGAATTACACCGAAGAAATGGCGCAATTACAGGTCAAGGAAAACGGTGCTTATACCGAGAAGTTACCGCTTGGTATACCAAATGGATACCAAATGGATACCCAGTATAGGTTAGGTAAGGATAGGTTAGATAAGAATAGTATAGAAGAAAAAGACATAAATGTAGAAAAAGAAAGCCCGACGGACAAGCCGTCGTCGCCCACTCCAAAACACAAGTATGGGCAATATAAGAATGTTTTGCTTACAGAAAAAGAGTATAACACTCTTATCGGAATGACCGACGGAAAGGAAGCGATTGAGTTTTTATCGGAGTATCGAGAGTACAAAGGGTACAAAGCAAAGAGCGACTATTTGGCGATAAGAAAGTGGGTTTTCAACGCACTTAAAGAGCAACGAACGAAGCAAGGCAAAGCGAACTTCACCGAGCGGGAGTACACCAAAGAGCAGTTGGATATAATAGGGCGCGTACCGAGCATTGAAGATTACGACTTATAAGGAGTGATTATGGCACTTATAGAATATAGGCTTGACGGAACGGTCAACAAAGTAGAGAACGCAATAAAACGCATACAATTAGCGAACTTATCGGAAGAACCGTTGTATGCATGTTACAGTGGCGGAAAGGGCGTGGAAGTCATACACAATATGGACAATGATGAAAACCGCCGAATGATTGAACAGTGTTATAGAACTCAAAAAACGCTTATAAACCCGATAATTGACTGGACGGACGACGATATTTGGGAGTTCTCAAAAGTCGAAAATATCAAACAAAACCCGTTGTATATACAATGTGGCGGAACAAAGAAAAGGCTCGGTTGTATACTGTGCCCTATGGCAAGAATTGAGGACAGGCTTAACGACTTAAAGGACTATCCGAAAATTGCCGAGTGTTACATCAAAGCGTTCGACAAAATGCTTGAAAATATGCCTGACCAAAGCAAATTGTCGTGGAAGAACGGCACGGAAGTTATGGACTGGTGGTTATACGGCAACAAGGACACCGACGAAAATCAAATCAGTTTTGACGACTTATAAGGAGTGAAAAAATGAACGAACAAGTAGCATTATGGGATATTGACGAAACACTTACAGATTATAAGGCAATCAAATCCACCGATTGGAAATGGAATATGGCGACCGATTATCCTGAAAAAAACGGGCTTACTGCATTCTCGTGCTTTGCGTGCGGCGGCGGAAGTACAATGGGATATAAATTATGCGGGGTTGACGTTCTCGGTTGTTGCGAAATAGACAAGAAGATGAACGATGTATATATTGCAAATCATCACCCGAAATATAATTATCTTATGGATATTCGCAAATTCAACGCACTTGGAAATTTGCCCAAAGAACTTTTCAACCTCGATATTCTTGACGGCTCACCGCCTTGTACAACATTCTCAATGGCTGGCGAAAGAGAAGATAGTTGGGGAAAGAAAAAGAAATTCCGCGAGGGGCAAGCCGAACAAACTCTTGATGATTTATCTTTCGTTTTCATTGATACGGTCGCAAAACTTCGTCCGAAAACGGTAATTATGGAAAATGTTGAGGGACTATTATTGGGCAACGCGTAATGCGTGCATTATTGTTGATAGGCATAAGTGCGCCGCTGGCAAGAGCCGTGCTTGTGTTGTTGTATGCACTTAAAGTGCTTTTACAATATTGATTATTAGCCATAATAAAAATCTCCTGTTGTAAGTTAAAGGGGAGCATAGTCGCTCCCCCGTTGTCAAGGAACGCTATCAAGCGTAAAGTGATTTAGTTGGTTAAAGCATTAAACCAAATTGTTGCCGCACCCGCAATAGCCCCCGCAAAACGGCGACTGACCTGCCGAATATGTAAAGGTCGAGGGGTATCTTACGACACCCGACACTGCCTGTTGCAATTCAAGTTGGTTAATGCGACCTTGCAACGCTTCAATTTTGTTCTGTGCAATAGCGTCAAGCACTTTTTGGGTTTGAGCAGTCGTGTTTGCATTGATTGACGCATTGATTTGGTCAAGATGTGCGTTCGTGTTGGCGATTGCCAAACGGTTCTCGCAGCAACAATCCGCAAGTTTTGAGTTGGTCGAATTGAACTGTTGTGCCATTTCGTAACCGAGATTACAAATACCGCTATACACCGCGTCCGCCTTGTTTTCAATGCGGTTGCCGTTGTTCATAACTTGACTTTCAAGGCGAGTAAAGTTTGCCGAGTTGTTTAAGTCCTCGACCGTGGCACACCTGCCGTCAGCACCTCTTCCGTAGCCATAGCCACCAAAGCCGCCCATTCCGAACAAAATCAAAAGAGCGAAAAGCCAAATCGCATTATCTCCGCCACCAAACATTCCGTCGCCACCGACGGGGTTCATATTCATTACTGGTTGAATACCACTTTCCATTTTTTGTTTCTCCTTTTTTGTATTTTATTTACACAACCGCCGTACGCTCGGTCGAGTATTCTATCCTTTTAGTGCATTTATTATATCATTCGGGTTTATACCCATTTGTCGGCACATATTTTCAAAAACAAGTTTCGGGTTTTGTCCCCTGCACATTTGCATAACTTGTTGTATTTGCGGGTTTTGTCTAAAATCTCCCATTTGCATAATCCGCTTAACTTGCTGAATATTTTGCATAATTTGCGGGGGTAAACCATTAGACATATTGAGCGGGTTCATTGACTTTCTCCTTTAATGCCTTTATTTCGTCCATAATAGCCGCCAAATCGCTTTTTAACGCGTATTCGGGTTTCGTATCGACCTCGCCCGTTTTTTCGGTTATAGCAAAGATTTTGACGGAAAATTGCCCTACGCTGTCAACTTTCTTCTCATAGATAATCGGTTTATCGTTATCAAGATATAAAATATCGCTATTATAGGGCTGTTGTCTTTGCCGAACTTCATCTATACCACTAACGACAATTTTGTTTGTGGTAGGCTGTTGGACGGGCGGTTGCGGTCTTTGCGCTTGTTGATTAAATTGCTGATAAGGATTATAAAAATCATACATAGTTATTTCTCCTTGATTATAATTACAACGGGCGAGCCGTTTTCTTCCTTGTCGTTTGGATAAAGCGTTGAAAAATCGAAATGAGCGGAAGTGTCGGGTTTTGCCGTAAACTCGACTTGCAATCCATTAAGTTCGTTGTAAAGTTCGATTGCCATATTGCACTTCCTCCTATACGAATTTTGCCATAAAAAAGCCCCGCTTGTTGGGTACAAACGGGGTACAAAACATATTAAATTGTCATAGCAACTTCTTTTTAAGCCGCTTTTTTCTCATATTTGCACTATCATATTCAATGTTTAAGTCTTTTGCGATTTCCCAAAGTGAGATACGCTCTACGAAAAACTTTAATGCGAGTTCCGTGTTTTCGGCGTTTAGACCGATTTCGCGGCAACGGTTAATCATTTCATCGCGGGTGCAATTTTCAATGCTAAAAGGCTTTGGCTTTGATAGGTCGTCCAAAAGCCCTTGATACTCTTTATTGAGTTTCCGATACCTTGCAAGTGCCTCTATCTTTGCTTGTTCTTCATTCCCTATCCAACACACTAAAAAAGCAAGGGGGATAGAAAACAAAAGGCTAACAAAGATTGTTTGCGAAGTCGGGATTGCCGTCCATATTATAAAGTTCGTCAACTGCATACAAAACGACTTACTATGATATTGATAGGCAAATTGATACCGAAGCACACAATGAGCAAAGCAAAAGGCAATACCCTCAAACCATTTGTCCGTCAAATAGCAACAAAGTGCCACCGAGCCAACGACAAGAAGATATTGCCAGAGTTTTCGCTTAAAGAATAGTTTGATTTGTAACTTATTCTTCGGTGTCATCGGACAAGTGCTTAATGCACTCGGCAACATACAACAAGTCGTCGATTGCGTCGGGGAAACGCTCTTTTAAGATTTCAATCTTGTCAAGAGCCTCATCAATGTAAAATGTTTCGTCTTTGCCGTAAAACGGCGGGCAACCTACTCCCATTTTCCACTACCTCCTCATAATTATAATATAAATATAATAGTAAGAGCCAAAAATAACACTCACTTGTCATTAAAATGAATGTTGCATAGTCGGTGCTTACTATATATTGTGAAAGCCCACGGATTGACAAGGATAATAGTTGAGATACCGAGTGGACGATAATCACAACGCCGACATCTCTTGCCTTGCAATTCCATATTGCGCCGAGCGCAACCATACTCAATAAACCATAATATGCGGATATATTTGTATCAATTACATCAACCGCAAAACTTATAAAAATATTGATAATTAAAATTAGACACCACGGAGCGGAAAGATATGGCTTGTGTGTTATGGCGCATAAAAAAAGCCAATAAGTGATAAATGCCGTTATCGTGTTCAAAAACCGTTTAAGCGCGATATGGCTATCAACATATTGACCGAATTTTATAATGCTAAGCATAAAATTAAGAGTATGAAAATTCCACTCATAATCTTATAGAGTTTCATATCCATACCCTTATGTGTTTTTATTTATTAGCGCAAAAATCGTCAAAACTGCCAATAAATGCACCGTTTGCAACAGCCGCACGGAACTCGTTAAGAAGTTCGAGTTTTGCCTGTTCTTGCTGTCTTTGTTCGGCTTCTGCTTTCTTTTGCTCGATAAACTCATCAAGCGATACAAGGCAGTTGCCGTCCGCCACTTCTCTGCGATATTCCGCTTCATACATATCGTGGTCGGCTTTCGCTTTTGCGATTGCTTGTGCTTCTTCGTTTGCTTTTTGTGCTTCCGCTTCCGCATACGCCTGCTCTACAAGGTCAACGGACTTGCTGAAACCGAGAGCCTTTGCGGTTTTACGAAGAGCCACCATAATGGGGCTTTCCCAACCCGCACTCACACAACCCAAACAAAGAATTGCCATAAGTAAGCCAAACACGAGTACACCGATTATGATACTTGCCCACAAAGGGATTTGCACATTCCCATACACAATCCCACACGAAGCACCTGCGCCTGACATTGCACTTGCGATAAACGAAGCAACAATACCACATATCGTTTTAGGATTGTTTTTAAGGTAAATTGCAAAAGCACTTTGCTTTTTTGCTTTCTTTTCCTTGACAACTTTTTCCTTTGCCATAGTTTTACCTCTTTTTTTGTTTATATTTGTCGCACAAAATGCTATAAAAATAGCCCCAACTTTTGGAAGAGTTTTGACCGCAATAGGTTTAGTGGCTTCCATAAGTTTAACCGCCTTGCTTGTTTGCACCGCTACCTTTGTTACTTTAAGTGATGAAACCAAAACGACAATCGCTTTAAGTGCGTAAACGGCAAGTGCCACCGATAACGCACCTGTAAATATATCGGCTATGCTTATGATAAGTGTCGATACATTTGATTTCAAGTCGCTCCGATACGTTACAAGTATTTTAAGTATCATCACAAAAGACAACAAACTTGCAATAAGCGAGCAAATTTGCCAATCTATTGAAGTTAGGCACATTGAAACAATGCCGAAAAGCAAGTCAATAACCGACAAAATAAGCAATGTTCGATTATCAAGAGCCTTTCGGACAATCTTTTGTTTCAGCACCTCATCGTCTGACATAATTAAAATACGGGAATATAGGGGGCTTCTACGGGTTCTTGCACGGGGGCTTCCGTAACAACGGGCTGCTCAACGACTTCGGGGGCAACTTCTTCTACGGGGGCGGGAGCGGGTACAACTTCTTCTTCCACGGGTTCGTCCGCAACTTCTTCCACGAAAAGCATAAGATAATCAAGCGTTTTCTTTTTTGCCGAAATATCAAATGCTGCTTCTTCCTTTAAGAGAATATCCGCAAATGCGCTGATAAGCACATCGCTCCAACCGCGCTGTTCGCCAATAGCCTTTGCTTCGTTGAAAGCGTGTAAGTCGTTATCCGCAATTTCGCCTTGCAGTCTTGCAATTTCACCAAGTAATTTTTCCGAGTTTACTTTTAACATAGTTTACACTCCGTTTTTAATATTATAAAAGGCTCAAAAGTTCAAGAGCCGCTTTGTCGGGGAATATTGTTACGCCGAAAGAGTTTTGCACAAGCAACAAAATCACATAGACAATCACGCCAATAATCGCCATAATTGCAAGCGATGAACAAATCACAAGTGCGGGTTTGCCGAAGTTCGCTATTTGCATAAAGACTTCGTTTACAGCGTTAAATATCGAAAGAATTATTGTAACAAGGCAATAGGGCAATGTTAAGATACACAACATAAGCACCATAAGCGGTATGCCATACGACCTATCCGCATAGGTTTTAGGCTGTTCTCTCTCATAAACATATTCCGTGCCGTCCTTGCGACGGAAACGGCGCATATCGTCAGCCTTTTCGCCGTCTTTAATAACTCTCTTCTTTTGTACTTTACGCAAGTTAGAAAAGTCAAATTCCAAAATAGGACGGAAACTCTTATAAAAGGCTTCCGCTTTGTTTTGTTTTGCCTCTAACTTCTTGCGTTCTTCTTCAAGTACCTTGTTTTCAAAGTTAAGTTTTAATTCGTCTTGCTTTGTCTTTTTAATATCCGCCAAAAATTCGCGGTTTTCACGCGTTTCTTCAACGGACTTTTCAAGAGTAAGTGCGTGGACGATTTCCTTACCCGTTTCATTTACATCGCGCTTGCCCGAAACAAAATCTTCTTGCATACGAGCAGTTGCAATGTTGGTGAACGTGGAAACTTCTTTCGGCACATCAGGAACGGCGAGATTTGCGTTTTGCGGCACTTTCTCCGTTTCTTCGACAACTTCATCGTCCGAAAGGTTTTCGTCGATTTCAGTAGTATTTTCGTCAGCCATTTGGTCTTTCATTTCGCTTTCAAATTCGTCAGCCCTATCTTGCCAATCCATTTTTACCCTCAATTAAAAAGCGCACAAACACATAGGTGTCTGCGCACTCATTAAATAAAGAATAGCACACAAAAGTGGTTATGTCAACACCTTTATGCCAAAAAAGTAATGATTTTTTTATTTATTTTTCGGTATCGCCGTCAAGTGCGGTTTCGTCGGTGCTTTCTTCTTCCGCCACATATTCTTCAATTCCATTGAGTTGCTCATTAAATTGATAATAATTAGTGCGAAGTCCAAGATATTCTTCAAGCGTTAGTGCGACTACACCCGACAAATCTTCAAGCGGATATGCCGTAAAACCGTGCCTATCCGTGGGTTTTACGAAAACCCTTGTCTTTTCGTCATTATAAGTGAGCATATTTTGCTCTGCAAATTTAGTGAAATCTATATCCATATCTGCTCCTTAATAATATTGTTCGACTTTGGTAAGAGTAACAGCCTTTCCAGTGTAAAGTACTTTTGCATTTGGCTTGTTTCCTTTTATCGTTGTTACAAAATCTATATTATTAGACGAACTGTTAATTGAAGCACGCACACTACTATTGCTCCCTGTTGTTAAATACTTACCCGATTGCGTTAAATCGGTTGTTTGCGGACTTTCTTGTGCCAAGGTATAAGTTATTCGTGTCGGGTACGCATTAGAAACTATTTCGTGATGTATTGTTGCTGAACCACTATACATACCCGAACCGTCCTGAAAAGAACCTGTTGTTACCCTAAACGTATATACTGTTTCACTTCCCGTCCAAACGGTTTTCCACGAAACAGCACTTTCCGTGTTAATTACAACAGAAACCGCACTTGTAACTGTAATCGTTTGCGAAACTGCACTTGTTTCACCATTTGCGTATTCAGTGCCATTGATAGTAAAACTAACAAGTTTATACCCGCTTGCGGGAATTGCCGTGATTGTAAGAACATCGCCATAATATACGGTTGAACCACTACCTAATGCGCTTATCGTTGCGTGTTGGTTTGGAGAAATGTCGCGCCGTATAGGGGCTTCCGAACCAAAACTTTGTTGTACGGTAAGCGAAAAAGGTTTGCCCCATACCGCTGTTGTGCCGTATTTTAACACCGTCAAATCAGTGCCGTTGTATTTTATTGCCGTGGGCATTACACTATTACTTTCCTTGTTAAAATAAAGTGCCATAATCTTATATAGTTATCGTTAATGTTGTGCCAGAAAGAGAGAAAGCGGATTTAGGAACGCCACTTGCTTCACTCAAAATCTCGCTCGGTGTCCTATAATATATCCAACCATTACCGTCGAATACGCACACTTTCCCTGTATTTGAACCCTTATTTGTCGTAGAACTTGCTTGCAACCAAGAGCCTTTAATATAGCCGCTCGCATTTATTGAATAGCCGTCCGCGGCTGCGTCGGTTAAGGTCTGTTTACCTGTGAAAGTATTACCACCTGCGAGATTAGCCTTTCCACTTATGTCTTGATGGCTTGTTATTACCGTACCTAAATCAATCGTTCCCGAACTTGTTACTGTCCCCTTTGTTGTGTTGTTCATTTTAACGGCAACCGAAGTTACCGTACCTGCGTTTTTTGTAAACCCCCACCCCGAAACGGTGCTTTCGGTTACAGCCGCAGGAATGTCGCTATACAATGCTAAATCTTTTGAGTTCCAAGTCGGTCTTGTTTGTTTGCCCCTAAAAGTTGTCGGGTAACTTCCACTACCTACAATATAGTTGCCACCACTAAAACCTAACATTGTCGCAGTGCCACTATCGGTAATTTGCCCATTTGACGATAAAATTATCTTTGAAGCGGTTGCACTATCGCCGCCCGTGAGCGTCATAGGGCTTGTGAGTGTTCCGCCGCTTAACCCATTGATTGAAGTTACCGCCGCAGGAATTGTCGGCGGGTCGGCAAGAACGGCATACGGAATTTTGATTTCTTCCGTGCCGTTCGCCGTTTTTCTTATAGGTTTATAGGTTGCCATACTGCATACCCCCTAATTGTTTATTGTAATTCAAAGAAAAGTCCGCCGACCATAAGGTCATCACTCGGTGCGGTCTGCCCCGTAGTACCCCACTCAATCGACTTGCCACCTGCCGTTACGCGCCCATAACGGTCAACACTTACTGCGGAATATGAGCCAGCCGTTACCACGGGTTTCAACCCAATAGTACGAGAGAATTTATGTCCTTCTTCTTCCAAAGAATATCCCTGAAAAAATCGTTGGTCAAAAGCAAGGTCGCGCGCTGTCGAACCATTATAATCATCTGCGTAATAACTGACCTGCGGGTGCGTCTTGTAATAAATTGTCAATGATTGCTTAACTTTCCCCGCCACATCGGCATTTACCGCATTATCTACTTTTGTGGTTTTAATATCTTCTACAAGAGCAATGTCCTTTACAGCAGGGTTAGTGTCCAAAGCCCCGCTCATTAGTTTATATTTTGGACGGTCGCCGCTACCCTCAAAAGAAAGAGTACCTCCACCCGAACCAAAAATCAATTCATCATTACTACTTTTGCGGAAAACATTAAGGTCGCCAGTTGAGTTAGACGCTTTTACAGAAATGTTGTTTACTCCAATAGTGGCGTTAAAATTTTTCGCCGCGCTAATATCTTGTACGGTGTCCGTTGTTACATAGTTAGTAGGAACGGTCGGAATATCGGTTTTAAGCGCAAAATCACCGACTTTCTTGCCACTATCCACCAGTGTCTTATTAGTGCTATCATATTGCACCAAATTGCCCCCGACAAGATTAGTGCGTGTTGCAAGCGTTTGCAGTCCGCTCTTTGTGGTATCAATGTTTCCAGCCGCGTCAAGCACAACCTTGCCGACTTGCGCCATTCCGTCGCCGTCAAAGACAAGCGCACCTGAATTAGTGCCGTCGTATTTAGGTACAACCAAACCAGCAGGGCTTGTAAGTTTTGTGGTGTTTCCGTGGGCAACTTCAATCAACTTATCCTTGACTTGAAGCGTGGTGCTATCAATCGTGGTCGTCGTTCCGTTGACCGTGAGATTTCCGCCAACTGTTACGCCACCATTGACCGACAAATTGCCCGTAATCGTGCCACCCGTCTTGTCAAGTTTTTTACCGTCTTGCGTGTCCACATAGGTTTTTGTCGCATAGCCCTTGTCCGCAATCGCAACTTGCAAATTGCTACCCGTGAGCGTTGTAACAAAATCGCCGTTATTAAAGGTAACTTCCTTGTCCGCCGAGCCGTCAAAGGTTATGGACTTTTCAGCGTTTGTGCTATCATTGCCTACAACACTAATCGCACCCGTCGTCTTTTTCGCTTCCTTGACAACTTTGTTTGCGTCCGCCGTATTATCTACATTACCAAGTCCTATATTAGCCTTTGTAATATTTACATTGCCTTTGCGATAGGCACTTTCAGCGTCGCCCTTAACGCCCGTAACGCCACCAGTTTTCGCTATTTCGGCAACTTCGGCAAGCGCGCCCTCAACATTCGTTGAAGTAAAGTTATTAGCGGTATCGGCAAGCGTAACTTGTTCCGCACTCGTTTCGGGCAAAACTTGCACAAGTGTTCCTTGTGCGTCAACTACTCTATGGATTTTTCTTTTTTCAGCCATAAAATATCTCCTTAATCTTCGCTATAAATATAATCGCCGACACTCAAATCCGCCGAGTTTACGCTCTTGTGGCTCTTTGCGTCAACTATTTTAGTGTTTAAGTCCTTTATTTCCTGTAAGGACATTCGGAAACCTTGATTTCCCTTGTTTACATAGACAAACGCTTGCTGCCGAAAACCTTTGGTGTTTGCGGTTGGGTCAATGCGTGCAAAACCGCCCAACTCCAACGGCACGGCTTTCACTTGCTCCGCCGTCGTTTGGTGCGGGTTATTCATATTGAGAACGTGGTCGCGGAAATATTGCGGCTCTGCCCCACTCAAATTCGTATAAGCGGATAAAGTGGTATCGTCTGCGGCAAGGCTCACATTTGCGTTTTTACGCCCTAAAACATCAGCGGTAACACTTGCACCCTGCGGCTCTTCAATTTTGACATTTACGTCCTTTTTTGAGCCGTCCGCGCCTATTTCAACATTTATATTGTCTTTCCCAACGACATCAACATAGACATCTACGCCGAAATCGTTAGCGTCATTGATTAGTGGCAACTTAATACCTCAACATTTTGATTTGCACAAATGGTTTTAATGTTCTCTTCGCCGTTCTCGTCTTTGCCATAATAGGTGATACAGAACACATAATCGCCCCTTGTAAGTTTCTCACTATCCACTTCGTCAATATCAATAATGATTTGGACGAACTTTGTGTCAGAAACGGGGTCTGTTTGTTGCTCCAAGTTGTTATAAGTGTAAGAAAGCACTTCCGCGCCCTTGCGGTCATAGAAATGCACTTCAATGCGGTCGCCCGTGGCAACTTCTAAATTATCAAACTTATATCTTAATGATACAGTGTTTTTGACATACCAATGCCACTTTTCATCTTCATACCACGGTGAGTTTTTGGTTTCAATTTGTATATCGTTCATCGTTTATCTCCGTCTATTATATATGAATTGTAGAGAGTATTCGTAAACCTACCTTTCCGAGCGCAGGCGAAAGCGTACGAACCACGCACGGATAATAGTGGGGAGTATCATTTGCCGAAACTACCAAAGGCAAGATAGTGGTATCATTTATTTTTGGCGTTATAACAAATGAATTTGCTCCGCCTGTTGTAAGCGGAACTTCAAAGAATGTCGATATAGATATACTTGAAACAACAATCTTTTCGTTTCCACTATATCCAACAAAAGAAGCATACCCACCTCCGCCAACAAGATTTTTGAAAGCGAACTTCTTTGTTTTCACGCCGTTGACAGTCGTGCCGTCCACAAACTCAACCGTGGGCGTGCCGCTCCCTGCGATTTGACTTATATCGGGGGCTTGCGTAAGTCCGTCCGCAATAATCTCGGTGTATAAGCCGCTTTCAATCGGTGAGTTAATTGCGCTCGGTGCAACAAGGTCGCCAACCGCATATTCCTGCCCCGAATTGATTGTGCTGGTGTCTATTTTTTTAGGTGTAAAATTTGCCATAAATACCTCAATATTCTAAAAGAGTGAGCCTTTGCCAACAAGCACCGTCATAGAAAGGCTCTACCCCAATAATCAAAAAGTCTTTTGGTGTCCCGTCAATGTTTTTCGACATAGGCGTGTCGCCACTAACCGAGTTGACATAAGGGCGCACAACTTCACCGATTTTGAATATCATTGACTTGTCGTTGCTTTCAACGCTCTTGACTAAATTGCCGTCAGTGTCATAATATTCGCCATATTCTACTAATAGTTTAGCAGTTTCTTTGCCATTTGTCCACTTATTTATAATTTTATTTGCGAGAAAAGTGCCGATTTTTTCAGTGGTTTCCCCGATTGTTATTTTAGTTTCCGTTTGATAAAGTTCATTATATGATAAACTTTGTGCGAAAGTCCCCGTGCCGATTGAAACGGGCGCACTTGTTACTTGAAATTGTTGCCCCGCAATGCTTGCCGAAACGGATTGTACCAAATATCTATCATCAATGTATGTAAATCCCGTATATTCCGACGAGTAAGGATATGTATGTTGATAGTCATAAACAATCCCAAACGCCAAAGACAAGTTGTTAGAAGTTGTGCCGTCTAATAGTACCCCTAATGCAAAGTTTGGAGCATAGCCTTGCTCGCCGTTTTTTAACCCAACACCAACTTTCCTGAACGCAGCATAGTTGTCGTAATATTGAGCGACATTTCCCGTAATCGTTCCTGTTTTGGTATCTCCGCCACCGCCTTTACGACCTCTGCCCGTTGTGTAATTGTAATCAAAGGACAACGCTTGCGATAAATCAATGGGCGACGAAATAGGCACATTCACTTGAAAATATGCAATATAATAATCTTGTCTATAAGTATATATTTGACCCTCTATGCGCTCTTTAAGCGTAAGCCCCGTGTTTCGCGCCGTAAGTTGTTCCGCCGTCAACGGCGCACGCGAATAAGTACATTCTTCACTCGTATATCCGCTAAAACTCGTATTGCCAACCGACTTGTTGGAAACGACCGTAATGTTGTTCTCCGAAAAGTTTACGGTCTTTATCTCGTTATTGACAATTTTGTTATTATCAATATCGCCGTATATGTTTTTTGCTTTAATTACTATTGCCATAATCACGAAAGAAGTTGCGTGTCGATGACGATTTTGCCGTCCGCACCCATATACATATACAATCCACATAGATTGCAAAGTTTATCAAATGCCGCCCACACTTTTGATTGTTCCAAAAACGGATATTTTATTGTGGTTGACGACATTATCGTTTCCGCATTTGCCGTAACAACGAACTCATATTTCGCCGCATAAGCCTTTAACCTTTCAAAAACAGCCTTTGCGGTCATCGGCGTTGTACTCATTTTAATTTCGTTGCTTTCGGTTTCTTGTAATTCCAAAAGCCCGTCGGACAATTCAAGGTCGATGTTAAAGTTATTTACATCGTATTTTAAGTCAGAAATAAGCATTTTAGCGACACTTTGTTGTTTGTTTGCCGTGGAGTTCTTAATTATAAACTCAACGGGGCTATTGCGCCCTATGGTCTTATTTTGCACATATCCAAGCAACTCACCGCCGTCGTCTTTCACTTTAAGCGACGCAGTTCCCGACATAACGCCGAAAATAGGCTTGTTGTTTGTCGGTCTATCGCTTTGAGATATATCCATATCAACCATATTTATTTTATCAACCGCATATCTTACACCTATGTTAATGCCGCTGATAATAGTGGGATATTTGCCGTTTTTTGAGCCTGCGTCGTCCATACCCGCACTTACACTTATATGATATAATGGCACGTTTTCATACGTCCCAATGCTTCCCGTCTTTGTTTCAACGGGGAAATATGTAATTGCACTATCTATATCAAAATACTTTCCGTTAATGTATATGCTCGCGGTTGTGTTCCCGAACTTTGTCTTTGCGGGATAGTGATTATTATAGGTGTCAAACGCAATGGTAAGTCCTTGTGCGGGAGCGGCACAAATGATATATACATCATAAACACCCGTCCCCGAAATGCTATATATGCTTACTATCGAATAACCGACCTTATTAGGCGCAAAAGTATGCCCCCCGCCCAACTTGCTATGACTTAATAAAAACGGGGTTGCGCCAACACTTGCCTGTGTATTACACACGCTAAAAATATCCGCCGTGTTTGGGGTAAGCCAATCACCCTCGCGTTCATAGGTCGCTGCCGAAATCTCGTTTGTTGCCGCGCTTATGGACTTTATTATTGCCGAATACTCAATCATACACTTGCTCTCCAAATAGCATAAAGAGTAGTATTCTTATAAATAAGATATTCTTCGCCGTTAAGATAGTTAAAAGTCGAGCCGTCCGCCGAAGTACCCCACTTAACGAACTCATATCCGCTCCTTGTGGGCGTTAAGCCATTGCCTATAACAACATTCGTGTTTTTCGGAATTTCGCGGCTTGTGGGCATTTGTGCGACCGTATCGGTGGTGTTTGCATTATAAGTCAACGAAACATAGTCAAGGTCGTTATTTGTGCCGACAAGTTCAATCTCATAATTAAGCAACCCAAGCACTTTGAGTTTTTGCTGATAGATTTCGGGATAATCGTTAGGCGAAAAATACATCTTGTTTGTTACCCTTGTATCGCTCTCAACATCATAACAAGTCACCGTAAACTCATTCTTGCTATTGATAAGTTGGATAAGTCGCCTATAAACATCAATATCCATATAGTTGAAAGATATTTTAAGGCGGGGAGTAACAAAGGTTGCATAGGAATTAAGGTTGCCCATTGCGCCCGTTTGCGACCTTGTGGGACTTTTCACATAGGTTTTTGCCTCATAATAAGTAAAAGTGGAATAGGACGAGAACTTCTCCCCGTCTATTTCCACTAAATCAAGCCTTGTTCTATTATAGTTGTCTTGCAACGCTTGCGGCAATCTCGCAAGTTGTTCAGCCGTTAATGCCATAATCTACCTCATACCTTTGCAAAGTCAAGTCCTCTACGGGTTGCCGATTTCCTTGTGATTTCAAAAAGCGTATCTTCGCCGATTTTCACCGTGATAGGTTGTGCTGTTTCGTGTCCGCCGACTTGTTGCATTGTCGAAAGTGCCGAAACCATACCGCCGTAAATCGCTTGTTGCAGTTGTTGCATATTCATAACCGCCGATTGACCGCTTCCAACATTTGTTACAAGTTCCGCGCCACGCTCGCCCGCAAGGAACAATGAGCCTGTATCGGGAAGTCCGCCCGTCGCATAAGTACCGATATTGAATAAGCCCTTAAAGAAGTTCTTAATGCCTTTACCGCGACCGCCTCTATTCCATAAGTTTTTGGTAAACCCATAATTAAAGTAACCCTTTACTCTTTCGCCAAAGCCCGAAAAATCAAGCGTAAGGATAGATTTGAGTATATCCAAAAAGGTTTTAGCAACGCCTACAATCGTCGTAAGTATGCCCGCAAAAACGGCAAGCGACGAATATATAATACTCTTTGAAAAGTCAAGGTTAAGGATAACTTTTATTGCGTTTATCAATGCGCCAAGCACTTCCCATATTTGCTTGCCGAAATTAATACTTGCTTTCATAACGGTGAGAATTACATCGCCGTACTCCCCAAAGATAGACTTAATATATTCCCAAGCCTTTCCAAGCGTGGCTACAACGGCTTTAAGCGTTTCTTTGAACGAAGTTATTACCGCCTTGATTTTTTCAAATTTAGGCGCGTTTTTCGCCATTTTCTCGGTATCTACCGCAGCCTTTTCAAACCCGCCGTAACTGCTTTGCTGTAAAACATTGAATTTATCAAAGGGCAAAAGGTTTACCGCCTTATTATATTGCTCTTGATATTCGGTGTTTACTTTGGTGTACTCGCCCGCGCCTTTTAAGTAGGCGATTGTTTCCGCAAGTTTATTATTTAATTGTGTAAATGAATTTACAATCTGGATAAGTGCGGGGGCAATGCTTTCCAAAATCGGCGCAAAAGCGGCTGTGAAACTCATCTTAAAGTTTCGCCCTGCCGAAGTCAACGCCGTCATTGTCTGCTCAAATTTCGGGCTAAACTCCGCAAATGCTTGCAAGCCATTCCTTATTGTTTGAACTATGCCCTTAATTGCCGCACGAATTGCACGATAAATAGCGACACGGACGATTGCCTTGCCGAGTTTCCCGCCAAAACCCGAAGCCTTGCTCTTCTTTTCTTCTTTATCTTCACGGTCGCCGAGTTTCTTTATAACGTCGCCAACGCTCTTAACTTTTTGCTTAAACTTTTCCCAAAGGATTATATGCTTTTTTTGTTGCTCGTTGGCTTTGATTTCGGGTTCGATAACACCTTTTTCGATAAATACAGCGGCACTATCTTTTGCGGACTTGCCGCTTTCTTCAAATATGCTATCAATGGCTTTCTTGACTTCATTCGACTTGCCTTTTGTGGTAATAGTGATTTTGTCAAGTGTCCCCGTTATGGTTTGTTTGACCGACGTTAAGTCCTTGCCGATATATTGATAGGAAGTTTTGGCATTTGCGCCGAAAACGGTGCTTTCAAGTGCCTTTTTCGTTTTCCGCGCTTCCTTTGCCATTTCTTTGTAAGATTGCAAGGTCGCCTGTGCAGCGTCTTGTTCTTTTTGCAACTCTTCCGCTCTTAATTGAAACGGATTTCCACTCACGCCGTCAAAGATTTTTTGAGAATATTCAAGGTTTTCGTCAATCGCCTGTTGGCGTTGTTTCATCACATTTTGCAGTTTCTTCTTTTCTTCTGCAATATCAATGTCGCCACCAAGAATAGCCCCGTCTTTGAGTTCAGGAGCAACCGCTTTTTGTACTTGTTTCGCCGCTTGTTTAAGTTCGGAAACATTTACATTGATTTTTAAGTGCGACAAAGTTTCCAAGTTTTTCATAAACTCGGAAGATAACACTTTATCAAGGGCGGCTAAACTACTTGATAAGTCCTTTATGTTTTTAATATCGGAACTTGATAGGTCGCCAACTTCTATCCCTAATTTCAGGCTATCAATTTCGTTGTTATCCGCCATTTAGCACCTCATTTATTTTTTACCTAAATTCGCAAAAAAGTCCCACGCTCTTTGGCGTTCTTTTTTAACCCACGCTTCGTCTTTTGCTTTTTCGGTATAATTTTCGTCGTTTTTCTTAATTTGGGGCAAGTCGGGGTATTTCGGGGGTGAGTGCTTTGAATATCCCAGAATTACGGGAGTGGAAGCAAGTGCGGCTCTAACATAAAGACCGATTGCCCACGCGCTTTGCACCATTCTATTACTCTCATCTTCCATACGCTCTTGATACGCCTTAAAATCAAGTTGTATATCGTGTGGGGTGAGTTCCCAAAATTCTCGCCGAGTGCCTCCGATTTTGAGGTATGGCAGTAAAAATTCATTCTCTATCCAAGATGAAAAACTACCATACTCTCGCACGGATTTGTTTTTTGTTTGTGTGGGGTTATCCCCGATTATTTCTTGCTCTTGCCCATTGACTGAAAAAAACTGCACTCTTGAAAGCCCGTAAGCAAGGGGAATAAATCTTCAAACGACCCACCATTTGCAAGGTGAGCGTCGATTTCCGCACCCGCTTTGTCAACGTCCATACCCGCTACAAAGGCAAACAAGGAAAGAATGGTTGACATAGGATTGTTTTCAAGTTCAAGGGGGTTAAGCCCGTATTCCTTTTCCGCTGTGCAAAGGGCATAAAAACCGAACTTTGCAAAGTCATAGGAATACTCTTTGTTGTTGATAGTGATTTTAATGGAAGTTTTACTCATTTACATTTCTCCATTTCAAGTGATTATTCGGCGTAAGTGGGGTCGTCCGCAAAAACGGGTTCGCTCGTGGGAACGATATAAACCGAAGTTTCCAAAAGCGAGTTGGCTTCCGCCGACGGAATACCCATTTCCGACGGGTCGCCCGTAAAGAAAATCGACTTATCGAAATTCGGAATATCCACGCAATACCACATTTGTTTGCCGTCCGTGAGATTGTTGTTAGCCGTAATCATAACCGACCACGCGTCGTACAAATCTTGCGTAAGGTTCGCGTTGAACTCCAAAGCCCCGCCAATATCTTTAAGCAACTTAACATAACTCGTATATTCGAGATTGTCAAAAGTCGTTGCGTCAGCCGTGTTAGGTTGGGGGTTAAAGTCGGGGATAGATTTTAAGTCGGGCAAAACCGTATATCCCGTAGTAGGACGAGTACCTTTGGTAACTTCCGTCGCATAGGAAATCTTAATACCGATAGAGGTCAAAGCAATTCCCATAGTTTTTTATTCTCCTTAAAGTTATTTACTCATTGATAGCCGAGTATGGCTTGATAACAGTAAAAACAAAGCGTGGCACGGTTTGATAGTTCGCCGAGCCATTTGACACGGGCATACCAAAAGGCGCACCGCCAACCTTGTTTACAAGTCTTATATTTTTGTTATATGCAATCGTGGCTTCCTTATCTTCAAAGAGTTTAGAAACCTTTTTCCCAAGCAATTCCGCGCCTTGTTGTGCGCCGTAAGGCACTCCCTTATACTTAATCCCGTCTTTCCAATAGCAATAGAATTGTACGGGATAATCGGTTGCGTGTTCCGCATTAAAGGTCGAGGCGCGTGTCGTATCGTCATCGCTTATAACATAAAGAGATACTTGCGGGCTTTCAATCTTTGTTTCTTTTGAGTATGCTCTAACGACTTTAATTTTGGCGGGGAAACCGCCGTCCGCTTGAAGTCCTTTATTTATATACTCAATTAAGTCTTTAAGAAATTCGTCCATAAGTTCTCCTTAACGCATAAAGCGTCTTTTGCCGACGCCGCGAAGAGCGTCTTTTGCTATTTTAACACAATTTTTCCGCAAATAATCGCCAGCCTTATAAAGTCCTGCAATCGGAGCAAAACCATTCCACGGCTCGGCTTCTTTATCATATAACTTTTGATAATAGTTATATACCCAGCCGTCGGTTGAAAGGATTTGTCCGTGGCTGATAAAAGTGCGGTTTTCGGTGGGAAGTTTCCCTTTGTAATCGCCTAACTCGCCAAGTATGCCCGTGCCAAATTCGGCATAATAAACGCCCTTGCCTGTCGCTGTAATTTCGTTGCGCCCCGTATATCTTTCGTGCGAGCCAACTATAATTGTAAAGTCTTTCGCATACGGGGTGTCCCATACCTTTTGACCGTTTTCAAAATGATACTTGTGGAACTCGTCATCGGCGACGTTTCGTCCCGCGTCCGCTAATGCCCCGCCAATCACTCGGCGATATTCTTCATTGTCATCTGCCAAATAGTTTACCGCTTTTGTAAATCTTTGAAGCCCGCGTTTGTCTATCATTTTTCTTCCGTTCTTGCCGACAAATAAACTCTCGTGAATTTATTGACGACGGTAGGGGGACGGCTAACAAAAGCATTTGCCCCGTCGCCACTTACATAGTCTTTTGATTTGGTATTCGGCATTGCCCCGTCCACATAGAAAAGGTCTTTTTCGCCAATCGGAAATTTACTTTCATAAATCCCCACGGGTATCATCACTTTCCAAGTGGAAGAACTATTTTCACCAAATACTTTAATATCATTATACTCGGTAATAGGCTGACAAGTAAAGTAATTAAAAGAAGTTTTTATTTTAATAGGTGGAAGATATGACGGCGAGCCGTATTCGTTCACGCCATTATATCGACACCACCAAACATAACTACCTAATCTCATTTGACTTCACCTGCCAATGGGACAAGCCTTGCCCTTAAACCATTGCTTATCATAGTTGCGTCATAAACAATGGAAAGCCCGTTTTCGCTGTAAGAGCGAGCATTTACGCCATTCCTTTCAAGGATTTCTTGCATACAATCTCTCACCCAGCCGACCGCACGGGGACGAGTTTCGGGGATTGCCACGATTTCGTGAGCATAGGGGAAAGATATGTCAAGATAAATGCCAAGTGCTTTATTGTAAAGCCTATCGACTTCATCTTCCGACAAATAATCGTGTTCGTTTTTGAACTCGTCTTTCATATTGTCAACCAGTGAATTTATATCTGCCATATCTTATCTCCTAAAATCTCATTATTAGTAATTAGCCGCGGCTAATGATACGAGCGATAGGAATTGCTCTGTGGGGGTAAGTAACCGTGCCGTCAGCCGATTTTGCGATAGCCCAGTTTGCGCCACCTTGCAAATCCGCGTCCGTCGGGGAAGTGCCGCCGTCTTTCGTGAACGAAATGCCACGCGGTGCAAACATTTTGCGTTGTCTGCTGTAAAGGAAAGTTTTGCCGCCTTTGGTTTTGGGGTCTCTGTCCATTTCATAGGGAACTTCAACGCCAACATCGGCATACTCGAACGCGCCGCGACCGAGAATGTAAGTGGTGTAAGTTGCGCCCGTAAGTTCGTAATAGTTCGAGGTGGACGGGTTGCCCGTGGGTGCAGAAACGACGGTGTAGTTGCCGCTGCTGTCTTTGGTGAAGTACACTTTGCCCGCCTGAACGGTCGTGTCGGCAGAAGCGGTGTAAATAGGTGCAACGGGCATATTGTCGTCAACAAGGACAACTCTGCCGTTCCAAGTTGCAAGAGAAAGGTCGCGCTGTACGCCGTTTGCGTCGGTGTATTTCAGGTATTCCAAAAGGTTTTGGTTTTCAAGGCTCGTGGCGACCGCACTGTGCATAATTGCAACGGTGAAAGCGTTTTTGTTGTCGCCGCCCGCACGCTGAATTGCAGTGTTGAGCGTGGTTACGCCGACTTTGTTGTCGCTTGCGCCCGAAATATCGTACGAGTGTGCCGCAACGAATTTCTTGCCGTCCGCGTCGCTCATAGCGAAAATGCCCGCGAGTTCAGCAAGGAGCGTGTTCTGGTCAACGTTATCCCAATAGTGGGCAACTTCATTTGCAAGGGGCAAGAAGTTTTCGCCGCCCGTAATATCGGACGAAAAGTCGAGTTCGCTCCAAGCGTTTGCACGACCGATGATGACTTTCTTTTGCGAAATGGTCGAGCGAGAACTTGCGTCGATGTCGGTTGCGCCGTCATAGTTTACGGGGTTGCCGCCGAGTGCGCCTTTAATAGGTTCGGTAACGATGTGCGAGCCAACTTGTTCGGAACATCTTGCTCTCATATCACCCGAAACGTTTACGAAAACACCTGCTTTAAGAAGTTCATTCCTGCGCAGGTCGGATACGGTCTGCGTATATCTTTCAAATACTTCGCCGTTAAAAATTTTGCTATCAAAAACTGCCATTTTAGTTTTCTCCTAATAATTATTTTTGGTTTAAGATTTGCCGATACAGTGCGGGATTACTATCACGAAGTTCGTTAAGTTCTCTCATAGAGTAATCGGTAAGTTTTTTAGGTTTCCCATCGGGACTTGCTTGCGGTAATTTTACACTATTTTTCAAGTTTTCCGCATTATTTTGTGCGACTATTTTTTCTATGCGGGCTTTCATAATTTGTGCATATATCGCAGGGTCGTCAGGGTTCGCCATAATTTGTTGTGTTTCCTCGGCGTCATAGCCGTTTGCCAAAAGTTTCTTCTCAAACGCGTTCTTTTGGTTTTCTTTGGTAAGAATATCCAACTGCGCTTGCAAAGCATTCCATTCTTCTTGTCGTTTTTCTTCTTCCGACATAGACGCTTGCCTTATTTTTTCGAGTTCCGCTTTTGCGTCGGTAGCGACTTTTTCCGTTGCCTTGAACTTATCAATGGAAACATATCCGCCGCCTGAAAGGTCAACAAACTTTTTGTTTGCGAGTGCGGCATTGATTTCTTCAATCGTCATACCGTCTTTGTAATTTTCGCCGAGTAAATCTTTGAGTTCCATAATGCTCCGTCGGTCAGCCTTGATTTGTAAACGCGAAGTGGCTCTCCGCATAGACCGCCTTGTATTTATATCTCTGCAAGGTCGAGAAATTTATATATGTGTTAGCCTTTCGGCTTTGCAACCGCTTTGTTTTTGTTGTAATCGTTTTGTCCGTCGTTATTATCGCCGTTTCCAACGATTTTTTGGGTTGCGGCAAGGGTTTGTTCCGCCTTTTCCGCTTCCTTTTGTTCTTTTTGGTCGATATATTGTTGCCACTTAAAGCCGTCAGTGTGCGCGTCCATTGATAACCCAGTGTCGGTCAAAATCATTTCGGGCGGCATACCAATGTTGTACAAGTTGTTCGCCGCTTGCGCTTTGGACAAAATATCGTCATTCGGGTTGATGTTGTACTTGATTTCAATTTGGCTTGCCGAAAGTTCATTAACTTTGGTGTCGGGGACAGTACGGCAAATATCAAGGATAAGTTTCAGCAAAGCATAGTCGCTTTTTTTCATACCGATAATATCGCCCTTGATTTTTGTATAAGCATTTTCCCAGCCGCCGCCAAGAAGTCTTGCCTTGCCAGTTTGCCCGCCCGTGGTTGTAACACCGCTTGCAATAGGCACGCCCGCTATATCGTATGCTTTGGTTACTCTTTGTTCATAAAATACATTGACGTCCGAGTGGTTCATTTTCACTTCAAGAGTGTAAACCTTGCTCGGCATATTCGGGTCGCCCGAAGATTTTACTTTAATCGTACCACCGCGGCGCATTGCCTTTACGGTTTCTTCATCAACTTCCACATTCTCAAAGACAAGGATATTATTTACGGTGTCAATGATTGCGTCGGCACTATTTGAAACGATAAGGTTGATTACATCAAGCAAGTCCTTGTTGGTTTCAATAATACCCATACGCTCTTTATTACGAGCGTGTTCAATGATAGGAAGTTTAGTAAATGCGTTTTTAGTGATTTCCGAAATGGAATAATCACCGCTAAAAGGCACGGAAGTTGCGCCAAGATAAGACCCCTCGCATTTAAGTGTAAATTTACCATTGTTAATAAGAAATTCGCACTTGTCGTTTGCGTCGTCAACAATAATGCTCACGCAAAACAGCGGTTCTTCGCCATAATAGTTAGAATATACAACAAAGTTATAGCGGGGGTCAACATCTTCACAAATGAACGGCGACATAGTGTCTTTATCGTACTCTTTACTATATCTCGCTCTATTGTTTTCGTCATATTCGATAATATCGGTGCGGGGAACACAATAAGTCGTGCCAATGCCCACCGCATACATCATTTTTTTGGTTTCGCGGAAAGCAGTGAAAAATCCGCTATCTTCAAGGAAATTGTCAAGATAGGTAAGGTCGTCGCTCTCAACGTCCGATTTGTGCGTTAATTGCATTTCATCGCCCATTAAAAAGTCAACCTTAAAGGTTACTTGTGCATTTGCGTGGTTTTCAACAACGCGCTGGTTTGCGTCGGTATTTGTTGCGTCATCGCCAAGAAACGCCCTTGTTTTGGTGCGAATATCCTGCTTGCCAACAAAATAGTTATATAAGTAATCTTCTTTGATAACGTTAAGATTATGAACTTGCAAACAAAACGGCATATATTTCGTATATACCGAAATGAGTTCGTTTATTGTAAACGCAGAAAATTCCTCTTTGGTAAAGGGGATTTTGATTTTTTTAATACCGCCGTAATCGAATAGCACGTTATACCTCAATAGAAAGAGCGCAAACCACTGTCTGCGCAATAGAAATCAGTTATTTTGTTTTTGCTTAAAACTATATTTAATTACTCTACGGCAATTATCACAAAAAGTTTTATGTGTGTAGTGTCGCATATCAAAGTCCACCTCAAATCCGTCGGGAACTTCAATATCAAGCGGCTTATCAGCCCGTTTGCAGCAAGGGCAAATTACATACTTCTCCATAATCGCAGTGTCCTTATTTTTATATTATCAAACCTTTTTTATATTTGTCAACATATTTTTAATAAAAAAAGTAATATTTATCGGCGAGTTTCAAGCACCTCAATCGCTCCCATTTTCACACCATTGCTTACAAATGCCTTTGCAAACATCGAAATCATATCAATTCCGTCGTCGTTTTTGCCGTCATAAGCATAGCAAACAACGTGGCGCATAAGTTGTCCCATATTTGAACTTTCGGGGAACATTTTTCGGTCAGGGAAACGAATACGCTCCAAAATTGCGCTTTGGGTATTAAATATCCTTACTTCTTTATTTTCATAAGAGTATTGCGGTATAATATTGCACGACCACCCAAGTGCCGCAAGCCTTTTCCTTATCTCGCTTACAATCATTGAGTTCGTGTTTGTTTCTACGACAAGGTTAGTTGTCTTGTGGAAAACCATTTTTTCACAAATATAGTCCAATAACTCTTTATCGGCGATTTTCCCGTCAAGCGGTTTCTTTTCATAAACGCAATCGGTGAAGAAAAAGTCCTTGCTCTTGTTATCCCGATAGAAAATGCCAAGCGCGGCATAGTTGTTTCCTTTTCTCGGCAAGTCAAGTGCCGCCCACGAAAAATCACTTCTTGTGCCACCGTTGCACTCTTTTGCGGGCAAATCCGTATATAATCTTAAATTATCCCAATAATAGGGCGTTCCCTCTGGCGGTAATGGCGATTGTTGTTCCATTGCCATAAAGGTACGCATATCTCTATTGCGTTCTTCCCTTGCTTCCGCTGTTGAGTATTTTGCGGGATAAGTGCTTTCATCGGTGTCAAAGTCAAGTTTAGGACAGGACACCGAAACAAATCGAGTGTTTTCGTTCACATAGGTGTACTTAAAGCGAGTATCGGGAACGGCTTTTTTTGCACCAAACTTTTCCTTGTATCTTGACAAAAAGTCATAAATTGAATAGGCAGTGCCACCCGCTATCTCAAATGAGTTATACTGGTCGTACTCACGCTTTTTCCAGCAATCGTTATATCTCGCCCAGTCCTTGTCGTGTTCATTGATATTTTCCTTGTCTTTCGACCTACAAATATCATCATAAAATCTATACTTAAAGCGACCGCCGTCAATAGCGGTTTCTTTTCCGCAACAAAGGAATGATTTAGGGCGTTTAGAGCCGTTTATTACCAAAATGCCCTGATTGCCCTGACTTATTCTACAAATGGAAAAAATCTCTTCCTTGCCGTTAAATTGCGCGTAATATGGGAACACTTTGGCATATCTCGCACTACTCATTGTATTGACTATGCCCGTCATAACGTCCGACACAAGCGTGGGGTTGCCCACCACTTTCATTACATCATTGTTTATAGGGTTTATACCAAATATAAAAGATATGGCTTCTACGTCGCTATAACTATTATGCGTTACAATGCCGTTGCAAATAAAGTTGTGAGTTTCTTCAACTTCAATATCGACCATATTTGCTTCTTCCGAAATTGCTTCTATTGACTTTACCTTTTGCCATACAAAATCTTTTGAAACAATATCGTTTAATTCGTTTGTTTCGTTGTTGTATTCTTCAACAAAACTACGCTTAAATGTGCTATTCCTATTCCATATTTTATTTACTCTACGCTTAAACCCTTTTTTACCTATAAAGAGTTCTTTCGGATAGTTTATGCAATTAGAGTATGGTTTCATAGACTTTGCACAAATATCGTTATATCGGTCGGTTAAGACTTGTTGTTTATGGAAACAATATACATTGTTATATATTTCCTCTATGAACTCGTCGGGGATTTGCAAAACCCAACTATCAAAAAGTTTTCCATTAAGGTGAACGGGCTTATAGCCTACAAGACTATAAATACCACAAGATGACAACAGCCTTTGAATGTCGCCAATAAGCGGTTTGTTGGCAAGGGTTATCCCCGTTAGGCTTCCGCCGTCCCTTAATTTGCAAATATATCCGTCCGTGCCGAACATTATCCCCAAAAACTCGTATTTTTGTTTCAAAGATAAGTTAAAAAATTGTTGCGGAAGTCTTTTTTCGGTGGCTAATTCCCCAAAAATTCCATACTTTTTCAACAATTCGGCAACTCTTCCGTTATTTGACTTAATCCTATATTCTAAACAATTATTATGATACTTTTTTGCATAATCAAAATGCAAGTTTCCAAGGCATTTCTCAAATGCGGCGGCAACTTCATTGTCTTGTTGTGCAAACTTATATAAATTCTTTTTGCAATGCCCCTCAAAAAGCATACAAGAGATGAAAAACAACTCATCGTAATCAATCTCTTGCCCGCCGTCGGTTTTCGCACAAAACTCATAGATATAGTCGCTTGCCGTTATTTCATCGGCACGCACATATCCCCTTTGTGTAAGGTGGTGGTGTTCGGGGCTTGAAATTATCGTTTGACCGTTTCTTGCTGTTATTTTGATTTGAGATTTCCGACTATTCCATTTGTTGGTTATTTTGCGCTCAACAAGTTTATTATCTTTAAGAGAATAGACAATATCGCCAACATTAAGGTCTTTAAGCGGAATATATCCATTCGGGGTATATGCCTTTTCCGTTTCGAGTATGCACTTTCCAAACCCCGTCGGATATTGTTTACATATATGTTTTATAGAGCCGTCAAGCACCATTTTGTTTATATAGAAGTAAAGCCCCTCAAAGCAAGGCATTACATTTTCCCACACTCTATCTTTCGGGTCGGTATCAAATTCCATATAAAGGGCAAAGTGTTTAAGCGAGCGAAACGCCGCGAGCGCATAAAAGTTATCGTAAAGTTCCATATACTTATTCAATAACTTTGTATTTTCGGGCGATTTTTTCGCAATCTTGCTCAATTTTTCCACTTTGGCATATAAAGGCAATAGGTGATTAGAAATAATGCACCTAATATGGGAGCGAATTTCCGCTTCCGCCGTTTTATTCTCTTGTGGCACTAAAACTTTATGAATTTGTTGCCAATAGGCAGTGTAAAGAATATCAAAAAGTTGTGAAACGGTTTCATCATCGTCCCACAACGCTTTTTTATTAAGTCGCTTATTAAGTTCTTTATTACAAATGTTTATTGTATTTGCATAATTATCTACGCTCATAATGCAAAAAAACAAAGGAGTGGGCGACTTTTTGTACGGTGTCGCCCTAACCGCATAAAGGAGTTATAAATGTACAAACAACAATGCCGAAGCAACACTATTTGATACAAAGCAAAGGAGTTGGGCAATTAGGTTGGTTCATCGCCCTAACCGCTTATATGACAGTATGTTTTACATAACAAGGGAACTTTCGAGATAACCTTATCATAACCAACCCATATAAGTCGGCAATCGCGGTCGCGGCAAGGTTAAACCTCGCTACGCAATTAGTAACCAATGTGTTTTTTATGTCAGGAGTAAACGTTGATTACTCTTTGATATTACCACCAACGCCCACTTTTGTCAACGGGTTTTATAAATTTTCCGAATAATTTTTAAGCCTTTCTTTTTGCTCATCGGTAAAATCAACCGTTTCCCCGAGAATTTTGTCGCCCGAACGGAGCAGCGACAAGAAAGCAAAGCGTTCTAACATTCCCGAATATTGTAAAAGTTTATCCATTATTTATTTCCTCCTCTAACCATTTTGTTATAAGCGGTGGCGCAAAGGCTTTTTTCTTCGCGCTGTTTTTGACTTGCTATACAACTTTTCACCATATTGCGCTCCGTTTGACACTTGCAATGGTCGCAATAAAAGAGTTTCCCGCTTAAATCATAGCCAAAATCTTCGCTGTTTACCCACTTTTGTTTATCAAGGCTCTTTTGCCTTTCTTTATTAGTCATTTTTGATGACCTCCTACTGTTGATAAGCAAATATTACCACTTTCGACCACCGCTGTCAAGAGATTTTCTTAAAAAATAGAAAAAATTTCAAAAAAATTAAAGCCCCTGCTTAAACTTACTGCCTTTCAGCAATTTACAAGGGCTTTTTTGTCCGAACTACGGTAGCGAAAGTCCGTGTCGAAACTTACCAAAAGTCAAGAGTGTACTCACATTCCCGTGATTGTCGGGCGATTTCGGCTCTTAACTATTTATTCTTTTGTCTATAAATATAATATCATTATGTGCTATTATTTGTCAACCTTACCAAACCACATTTTTTGTGCATTTTCGGGCAACTTATCAGGCGCGGCAGGCTTAACATCTGCAAACGAACTTCCCCCCGACCGCAGCGCACTTTTGATTTCCTTTATCTTTTTTTCGTCGGTTACGACGACCGCTTTATATTCTTCCATAATATATACCTTTCTCCTTTTTTTAATATCTACAAAAATAATCCTTATTAAAATAAATAGAAAAAACGGGCTGCTCTCACACAACCCGCTTTTCCCGAATTAAAATACAACAGGAGGAAAAGACACAACCAATGTCTATCTTTATTATATATCTGAAAATACTAAACTGTCAACCACTTTTTCCCACAAATTTACTAATTATAGTTAGCACCGTTGCCCGCACTTTTTGAATATTTATACATTTTGACATTTTTCACCAAAAACATTATCACCACACTGAACATCTTTCGCTCAAATATTTCAATTTCGCACTTTCCCTTGACTTTCCGCGCCAAATCGCTTATACTATCACCATAGTCATTATTTCCCCCGTTTGAGAAAGAGTGATGATTTGTTGCCCACACCAACACTTCACCGCTCTTTTTCTTTTGCCACAAAATCAACCTTTCGCCCCACCGCTCTTATATATATCTATAAATAAATTAAATATTAAGTAATAAACACACTCACTTGGCACTCACTCACCCTCACACACTCTATATTCCCCCGCATATTCGCCGAACACTATGAGAGGGTAAGCTCCCAGGGATTGGGCGCGCGCGAAAAATGGTGGGGGCATACCCCCGCACGCCCTCACGCACGGGAAAACACGCACGAACGCGCACGCAAGCCGCCCCGAACGCCCGCCGCCCGTCCATTAAACGACCGTTTGACGGACACGACCGCCCAGAACGCCCCAGAAAGCCGCCCCAGTCGCCCGAAACCCCGCGCGCGTATGCTATAAGTAAAGTATATATAACTTACTTTTTAGGCAACAAGACAATAAATAATAAACTATAA